CATGCCTTTATAATTTTTCTTTAGTCTGATAACTAAATCACTCTCCTCGAATGACCAAGGGAAAGATGGTTGTCCTGTCTTTGAACTCTTAGTTAAACTAAAAGATCTATCAGGAAAAGCAGCCTTCAGTTGACCCTTCCATATCTCTAATAATTCTTCTAGTTGTTCAACGATTAAAGCAGTAGCTTCTACCATCTTGCCTTCTTTGTTCTTCGTCATTGACCCTACTGGTATCAATGCTTCTGTCTTCCACTTCTGTTCACCCATGTACTCATCAGGTGTTACTAGATAAGAGTAACGAAAGCGAGTTCCTACAGGAGTCACTATTTTAATAGACTCCGACTTGATGTTGTCCATTTTTTACCTTGGTAATTAACTGGTTAGATCGTCTTAATAAGACGTTCAATTATTGTACCTTAGTTCTTTATTAAGTAAATATATATGGTGCATTTAACACATCATTAATATCAAACTCCCCCATGTGTAGTGCCTTGGGTAAATCCTTTGTCTCACTCAGTTGTTGTACTGCCTGATCGTGTAATTTATTTAAATTATTATCACTATAAATATCATAGAAACTTTGCTTAACACATTGGATTAAAGTTTCTAATTGGCTGGCTGGACTTCCATAGCAGTCGTGGATAATGCAGAATTGATCTAATCCTTTCTTGCTGGCAGCAACCAAACTTAAATGGCAATGAGCAGCGTCAAGACTATGAATATAATTACTAGGAAAACCTTGGTGTTGTTTTCTTTTATCTACCTTAGTCTTATCTGTCTCAGCTAGATTCAAATATATAGTTGAGTTACTTATCTTACTCTTAATTCTTTTACTTTGATTCACATAATAGTTTTGTTCGATAAGAAAACCTGATGGGCTATGCCAACGTATAGGTTTGTTCTCTTTATTAAAGCAACGAGCAATAGTAGCTAAGTGTTTTAAAAGCAAAGGACTCTCAGGGGTTACAGACTTTACAGAATGTTGAATCATGTGTGCTAGATAAAAGTTATTACGAAAATTTTTTGCCATTGAAATGTTTTCGTTTACAAAATATCTTTCTATGTAGTTAGCTATCCCGAATGTTGTTGAGTTATAGGGAACCATAAGCACAGGTTTCTTTATAAACTTTCTAGTTAACTTGTCCTTTATCTCAAGCCATTCTTTAGCTTCTGGTTTATCATCCTTCTCTAGTTCTATTAGTAAAACTTCTAAGATTTGTGCATATAAATCTTGTGGTTTATTTACATTCTGCAAGTTAACTTTATTAGCCAGATGTTGGTTGCCTGTAAGTCCTGCTATATGTTGATAGCCATTGTTAGTACCATCAAGGCAGCAGCAATGATGAGATACATAACCCCACCCATCTCTTTGAAACTCAGCCCACTCTTTACACCACCCCAAAAATTGCCAAGGTTCTTTGGCTCTACCCCATAAAGCTACATGAGCAATAGGGTCATCATATATTTGTAAAGCTATATCAGTACCAGCAATGTAAGCCCACTCTAATCTATCTTCATAGGATTCTTTGCTCATCCCCCAATGATTAGCACCAGCTATGGCTAACCAGTTTAATTGTTTCTTGTTATCTATAGCAGCACCCTTATGAAATATATGTAGCCCTCTAGCTATGTCAGTTCCTTGTGGATGAAAGTGTGCAGTAACAGGGTACATCCTACCTGTCCAATCAAATTGATATACATGAAAGAACTTTTCATCAGTATAATTTTGTGCGGTATCTATCATTGAAAGTATTTGAAAGCGTTTGCTTTTATTGTGTGCGTTCATATCATGTATAAGAGAAGCTAAGTATCTCCACTCCTTTCGAGCTTCCTTATTGGTATCTATATCAAGTGGTTTCGTAGGCAGTTCAGCCAGTTCCCTATCAATCAATGAACCTACTTCTATTCTTTCTTCCCAGCAATACACAAGAATTTCAAGCACAAATTTATTCACAGTCCAAGCCGTTTGACTTGCCAGAGTTAACGCTTTTAAACTTGTTGTTAAGTTTTCTTCTTGTAATCTCTTTATCGAATCTCGATCAGTCGTCTTGATTGCCCTGGTCTGTAGTCTCTCGGTGTAGTAACCACCATCATTAATAGAAGTCCAAGGTCTAGGCATATCGAAGCATGGTTGTAGTAGTGGGTAGGCAGCAATACGATTAGATCTTCCCTTCCTTATGTACTCCATAAAGACTTCAGTAAAAATAATATGTGAGACAGTAGTATTCTTGATCCTTTTATTTATTATCTTGACCATGCCTATCTTTGTCATGGTTAACTCAATAAGTTTTAGCCCAATCCTAAGTTTATTAGCCCTGGTCCAAGGTTCAAACTCATGCCCCTTCTGGTTCATGTGATAGACCATAAGATTTCTTTTATATCTTTCGTGTCTTGTATCACTTGTATGTTTAATAATATTTTTAAAGTGCTTCGGGTCTACCTCCTCGAACTTAGTAAACCTCAGTTCATCCTCTAACATTTGCCCTATCTTTAGTGCAGTTGATGTTGTTGTTTTAGATTGTGAAGTGCTATCTATTATTACTTTGAAAGCAATAAAAGATACTACATCTAGATCAGGAAACTGAGATAGGAACAAGGCAGATATAGCCTTGACTCCTACCTTGCCAGAGAGAGACTCCCATATATGTTTCTGTAGTTCTTTGCTTAGTTGTTCGAGACCAGCTTCAATCATGTTGCGAGCATAGTAGTTCTCTGACTCCCTGCCCTTCTCAATGTTTCTGTTTTGTTTACTGATCTTGTTATAGGCTGAGATGCTACAGATACTTTGCTCTAGCTCTAGTTGTTTCTTACTTGGTTCTGTCACATTCCTTATCTATTTTGTCATGTAGTTTTAAAAGTTGTTTTATTAAAGGATTATCTTTAAATTCACATTTAGAACATTTATCAACATTAGATATTGAATGAAGTAAACCTATCTTAATGTGTCTCCATTCTCTTTCAGATAAATCTATTTTCATCAGTTCAACACCTCCACTACAGAGTGCAAAGCCTTTGGTGCTAAGTGAGCATAGATCATGGTTGTCTGTATGTCCTCATGCCCTAGCCAATCCTTAATTAATAATAATGGCACTCCTCTTTGAGCAAGCCTACTACCACAAGTATGTCGGCATAGGTGCAAGGTATAATATTTTTCTTTGGCATAACCTAATTCTTTTCTAGCCTTCTGCCATACAGCATTAAGCCATGTGTAATCAACATCAAATAATTTATCTGTATCATTACAAGATTTATAATAAGGATCTAAAACTTCTTGTACTCTATCTGTCATAGGTACAGCTACAGCTTTGTCATTCTTTCTTTCATTAAAATTTATTTGATTGTTAGGCATATCAACAAATCTTCTCTCTAAGTTTAGTAGCTCGTTAACTCTGCAACCAAGATCAATTAATGCTTGCACTATATGAAAGGCTCTCTCGTCATAGTCAAGCAACCAGGTTAAGAGATCATCTTCCATATCTTTGGTCAGGTAATGAACCTTATGTCCTTTCACTCTATGTCTTTTGGGTAGCTTGATCTCTTCTTTAATGTGACCATCATAGACCATGTGTTCCAATACAATTTTTAGATACCCTCGTTTAGTATTGATGACCGCTTTACTATTCTTCAGTTCATCCCTTAAATAATCCATCATCTTATTAACTACAGGTGTAGTTATTTTATTTACAGGCAAGTCTCCAATAGCTTTGATGTTGTGTCTCATGGCTATCAAGAAGTTTTGTGCTGAGTCTGTGCCGTTGTAGGTTCTCTTATACACAAGCCTTGCAGCTTCCGATAAGGTCGGTACTTTAGTTTTCATTAGTGGTTCTTTAGAAATTGTTTTGTTTTAATTATTTCAATAGCTAATTCAGCAGCTATCTTATATTTTTTTCTATCTTTTTCAGATAGATTTGAGCCTATACTTTCAGCCATTTCAGCACACTCTTTGCTATATTGTTCTGTTGGTGCAGTAACAGCAAGCACTAAAGCTTTTGTATAATACTCACAATTTTTTTCGTAAGTTGTTTTCATAGTGGTTCTCTGTAAGGTTAGTTAGGTGTCAGGTCATCTATCATTTTAAGATAACCTTGTTTGCCAAAGGCAATAAGATCAGGGATTGTATATTCTCTTGTAGAAAACTTATGTCCACAAGAAAGACAAACCCTACGTCTATAGACATAAGGTGTGTCGCTTTTATTTCTAAAGCCTTTTGTCTGTTCAGCTTTTCTATGCTTAGTTTCCCTTACCTTTATGTCCAGGCTTTCGCATTTAGTACACTTCATAAATCTTCTTCCCATAATTTAATAAGGGTTTTCAATTCAGCTATACGCTTAAGAGCTACAGCTTTCTTCTCAGCTTTTCGTATGCTGATCTGTTTCAGCATTGCCTGAGTTTCTTTGTTGATCTCTTCCATAAAATTCATAATTAAATGTCGCAAACAATTCTAACTATTTCTTTTTTGAGTAAAGAAATAGACTCTAATGTATTAATCATTCCGTTATCTACTCTCGGCAGTTGTTCAATTAAGCTAGGTTTGCACCCTTGCAATCTACAAACTCGGTAATAAATAGACTCTAATTCCCATAGAGTCTGATACTTTTTTCTTTTCAATGGCTTGTGGCTCCTGTTGTTTTGGTTATTGGTTTTGGCATACCTATATATGATAATGCCAAAGGTAAAAAGAAAAGTCAACGCCCAAAGGTAAGTTTATTAGGGTTGACTCTTTTATTTAGTCGTGAAAGTTAGGCAAGAACTTGCCCTCCTGTGTTTCGGGTTTGTCTTCTTCCATCTTAAAATTAAGATCATCGAGAAGTATATCTCTCATGCGTTCACGATCTATTGAATCGCCCTCGCCCCAGCTATAAGGTCTGTTAACACCGAAGCGGTCTGTAATTTTACCGCCCTGTTGCTCTGCCTTTAGTAGCCTGGCTTTGTAAATATTCCAGGCCTTATCCAAATCAGAGTATTTTAAATCTTTTATTGGATATACTGGATCATCAGTACCATAAAAAGACCAGACATAATCTAGAAATTCTTTTAATGTGTTCATGTGGTTCTAAGTTAGAGTTTATAAGAGATTCTTTTTTGAATCCCTTTTACAGGCTCCTAAGAGCCTATAAGAGAGAATCTAAGAACAATAATCAACTATTCTTGTAGCCATCGTATAAATTTCTTCATACTGTCTCTTCATAATTATTGCGTAGATACTTGTATCATCATTAATAAATTCTGCATTATCTAATGATTGATCAAAGTAACCTCTAGATACGTCTTCACATAGCCATTTAGCTAATCCGTAATTATAAACATTAACCAAAGAATCAGAAATAATATCTATGTGTTCATAGGCTTCATCTTCATTGTTAACGTCATAATTATTTAAGAGACTATCTAATAAAGAGTGGATAATGTCATACCTCCAATCATTAGGAGATTCTTCATTATGTAGTAATTCAATAAATCTTTGAATTTCTTCTTTATTCTCTAGATTCTCTTTAAGACAATAGTAAGATTGATTAGAAACTTTATTAAGTTCTCTTTCCTTTCTCTCTAGTGAATTATAAAGAGTCTCTAGATTCTCTTTGAAAGTTTTTGTTTTAATCATTTGGTGGTTCCTGGTTTGATTTGGTCGGATCGGTTTAAGTCCGATTACTAGACATCATTACATATATTGTTACCAACCGCAAGGCTTTAATAGAAGCTTTCCCACAACCCCTTAGTATCATTAAGTATATTTATTGTTTACATTATGTAACAATAGACCCCTGCACCGATCATAAACAAAGATAAAGCCCTGGTAAGTTAAACCAGGACAAAATACTAAGAAACCCTATAAATAATATTATATATATTATAAAATCTTAGTTATATCAATAGTTTTCTTATATATAGTCCTTATTTTCTGTAAAAACTATGATTGACCAGGGGTAATTTTGTACACATATATACGCATAACCCCTTGAAATTTTTGGAACTAATTTTTTTTCTGGTAGGCAGCAGTCTTCTTTTAATCTTTCTTGGTCTTCCTTGGTCTTAGTGTTATCTTAGTGTGTCCTTGTTTAGCTCCCCTCTCCTATAGTGCAACCTAATAAGCGTCACTTATGAATCCATCAGTAGATACATTAGAATTTCTTATCTGAGAAGGAGACATTCCCATAGCAGATTGAGAGATCGTGTTATTTAGAAGAGAGTTCCAGTTGTCTGTGTGAATGGATAGGAGTTCTTCTTTTCTTTTAGATATGTTTAGGTCTTCATTTTGAGCCATGTAGTCTGTCCAGTAGGCAACTGCACCTGCAAGGGAGTCAACAAGGTCATCATGTACAAGGGAACCTTTATGTCTAGATAGTCTGGATAGTTGATAGACAAGTTGTAGCTTTAATCTTCTCTCTGGTGTTTCTTGAGAGTTAGAACGAAAGTCTTTTTCTATTACTTTCTGGTCGATAATGAGTCTATGAGAGTTCATTACAGGTTCAAGAGTATCTATTATTCTTAATTCTTTGGTCTTGTTGTTCCTTACGTCTTCTAATTGGCAGGGATGGAACCGCATGAGGAAAGGTTTTAGTAGTTCAGCGAACATACCACCACCGAAGTTTTGTTCTACAAGTATGGTATTAATTTTATTTTCTCTAGCAATCTTACTAATCTTCTCTAGAACAGCGTCAGAATAGCCCCCAGAGAGTCCTAAACACTCTGTGACGTATAAATTACCATTAAGCATCTTTACACAGCTTATAGCGGTCTGGTCTTTACCTTTACCAGAAGGGTCAACGAACATAACGGAGCCTGTATATTCTATGAAGTCTCCAAATTGTTGGGCAGGTCGATAGAACCTGTCGCCATTGAAGCCTACACATTGCAGATCCGTGATTACATATTCGGGAGAGTTAGACCATATTACTTTTTCGGGAGCAAATTC